GGTAACGGAACTTCAAGTGGAGTCACAGTCGACGATGGTTCTGTTGTAATTAGAACTGGTACTGGATCTGTAGCTTATATTGATCTGTATTGTGAAACTTCAAACGCACACAGAGTAAGAGTACAATCGCCGGCGCACTCACAATATTCTGGAAACATAACAGTTAAACTTCCTAACGTAACTGGAACCGCTGCTATAGTTGGAACAGCCACCGCAGATATCTTACTAATTAAAGATTCAGCAGGATCTACTGTAAAAACAATAAAAGGAGCGGGTAATTCCGCATTATAACGTATGGCAAACCCTACTTCAAGAGATACACTGATAGACTATTGTAAGCGCAGATTAGGCGAGCCTGTTATCGAGGTAAACGTCGATGAAGATCAGGTAGAAGATAGAGTAGACGAGGCTCTCCAATACTATCAAGAATATCATTCTGATGCTACGGTAAGAACATATTTAAAACATCAAGTTACATCAACTGACGTATCTAACGAGTATATTCCAGTTTCTTCTGACATCTTATTCGTGTCTAAGATGTTTCCTCTAGAAAGTTCATTTAATCAGTCACGTAACTTTTTTGATATCAAGTATCAGATGATGCTTAACGATATCGCAGATCTTATGAACTTTGCAGGAGACCTAGCTTACTACGAGCAAATGCAACAGTATCTGTCATTACTAGATATGAAACTTAATGGAGTACCACAAGTACAGTTTTCTAGAAGACAAAATCGTCTTTATATCTTTGGTGACTTTGCAGATGGCGACATTAAAGAAGGTGACTACATCGTGGCAGAAGTTTATACGATAGTAAATCCAAATACTCATACTTCTGTTTTTAATGACATGTTCGTTAAAGAATATACGACTGCTTTAATAAAACAACAGTGGGGCACCAACTTAATTAAGTTCGAAGGAATGCAATTACCCGGAGGAGTCATACTAAACGGAAGGCAAATTTATGATGATGCTACTGGAGAAATCCAGACTCTTAGAGAAAACTTAAGATTGGAGCAAGAACTTCCACCAGACTTTTTTGTAGGATGATATGGCAAAAAACTTATATATCTCCGACAAAGTCAAGTCGGAACAAGAATTATATGAAAATATAGTCATAGAATCTTTAAAGATCTATGGCCAAGACGTTTACTACATTCCACGTGATCTAGTAAACGAAGACACCATACTAGGTGACGATCCAGTATCATCGTTTAACTCAGCATATAAAGTAGAAATGTATATAGAAAACATCGAAGGGTTTGACGGTGAAGGAGATCTATTTACAAGATTTGGCGTTGAAATACGAGACGAAGCTACTTTTATAGTGGCTAGAAGAAGATGGTCTGATACCGTAGCTCGTTACGATAATGAAATTACGGTGTTAAGACCTAAAGAAGGAGACTTGATTTATTTAGAACTGTCAAAGTCTCTGTTTCAAATTATGCACGTCGAACACGAACAACCTTTTTATCAACTAAGTAACTTACCTGTATTTAAATTAAGATGTCAGTTATTCGAGTATACTGGAGAAGATTTAGATACTGGTGTTGAGACTATAGATGATATAGAAACTAAGTACGCTTACACTTACGTACTTACGCTTTCTAATACTAGAGACAGCGCCGAAGCCACCGCAACTGCTGATAGTTCCGGAAGCATAACATCTCTAAGCTTAACAGATAGTGGTAGTAACTACTTTACAGCGCCAACTGTAACTATTACTGATTCAGGTGGAGTTGGTACTTTAGCTACGGCCACAGCGACTGTTGATAGTAATAGCGGTGAACTTACATCTATTACGCTTACAAATGCTGGTTCAGGTTATATCCTTCCAAGAGTCACGTTCTCTTCTCCAGCTATAACTGGTTTTACAAAAGGAGAGGTTGTAACGAGTCAGTCTGGAACAACTACGATGAGAGGCGAAGTTGCCAAGTACTCAGATTCGGATAATAAGCTTCACTTGATTCATGTTGGAGCCGATGATGGTAAGTTTCATAACTTTGTACCTACTAAGAAAGTTATCGGACTTACGAGTGGAGCTGGTGGCGTGATCACGTTAGTATCACAAGACAATAAACTTTCGCAAAATGAACAAAATACAGAATTTAGTAGTGGAGCAGATTTCATAGACTTTACAGAATCTAATCCATTTGGAGACGTGAGTAATAACTAATGTTTGGAACTTATTTTTATCACTCAAAAACTAAAAAAGCAGTGGCACTGTTTGGGAGACTGTTTAATAACATCTATGTTCTTCGTAAGAACTCTTCTGGAGCAGTCATAAGCCAAGTTAAAGTTCCACTATCATACGCACCAAAGCAAAAGTACCTCGAAAGAATTAGAGAGAACCCAGACTTAAATACTGATACTCAAGTAGCAATTAAGTTACCGAGAATGTCTTTTGAGATTACTTCTATCAACTACGATGCAGCGAGACAGTTAGCTAAAGTAGGTAATTTTAATACTTTAGCATCGGACGGTTCTACCAGCAAAAGACAGAAATTTTTTAATCCTGTTCCTTACTCGATTAACTTTCAGTTAAATGCGTACGCTAAGTCTCAAGACGATGCCTTGCAAATAGTAGAACAGATATTACCAACATTCAATCCACAATATGCTTTAACTATAAAGCCTTTTGCTACAGAATATCCAAGTTTTAAAGAAGACATACAGGTCATAATACAAGGTGTATCTTTCTCTGATGACTTCGAAGGAGCTATGGAACAAAGAAGAACGATAATATACAGTTTGGACTTTGAGATGAAGCTAAGTTATCATGGTCCAATATCTGACACCAGTATCATTCGTCAAGCAGATGCCAAGGTATTTGACATCAGTGCTGGACTGAATGATTCTGATATAGGATTAGAAACAATAAGAGTTACTCCTAATCCTACTTCTACGATCGGTCTTGACGATAGCGATTTTGGATTTACAACAACAATTTTAGATAGCGCGAGTTAAATATGTATCATTACCCTTGTAAAATAATAAAAGTAGTCGATGGTGACACTGTTGACGTAGATATCGATTTAGGTTTTGGAGTATGGATGAGAAACCAAAGAATACGTATGTACGGAATAGACGCACCAGAGTCTAGAACATCAAATCAAACTGAAAAAAAATATGGTTTAGCCTCCAAGAGATTCTTAGAAGACATGTGCGATGACAAGAATGGCTTAGTTCTTAGAACGCATAAAGACAAAAAAGGTAAGTTTGGAAGAATACTTGGAGAACTTTGGAGAACTACCAATTACGCAGATCAGTCTATAAACGAGTATATGTTGGAAAAATATCATGCTGTAAGATATATGGGTCAGTCAAAAGATGAAATTAGAGACGAGCATATAAAAAACAGATTGAAAGTTACATTAAATGAAGAAAAAAAGTGATATAGAAAAGTTTCTTCCACCAGAAGAAAAAAATGTCGATAATGATTACAAATATTCTCGAGACACGTACTACGAACTTGTAGAAAAAGGTAAAGAAAGTCTCGAGCTTATGATTGAAGTGGCTAGGGAGAGTGAACACCCTAGAGCTTTTGAAGTACTATCAGGAATGATTAAGAATATTTCTGATGTTAACGACAGATTAATGGACCTAAATAAAAAGAAAAAAGATTTAGATAAGAAAGAAGAGATTCAAAAGATCGCTAACACAACTAATAATCTTTTTGTAGGTTCAACAACAGAACTTCAAAAGTTACTAAAGAATGGACCGGAAATGAAGAATGTCACGCCCGAATCAGAATGAAAATTATCTAGGTAATCCAAACATAAAGAAAGACGGTATCACTCAAGATTGGAGTGAAACTCAAGTACGAGAGTACGCTTTATGTATGAAGGATCCTGTCTACTTCATAGAAAAGTATGCAAAGATTATATCTCTTGATAAAGGATTGGTTTCTTTTAAACTATATCCGTATCAAAAGAAGATGTTTAAACAATTTGAAAGGAATAGATTTAATGTCGTACTCGCGTGTAGACAATCAGGTAAATCAATATCGGCGTGTGGATACTTATTATGGTTTGCACTCTTTCAACCAGAAAAATCAATTGCGGTACTTGCGAACAAGGGTGCCACTGCGAGAGAAATGCTGGCGAGAATTACGATCATGCTTGAGAACATTCCTTTCTTTCTTCAACCGGGCGTTAAGGCTCTCAACAAGTCTAACATTGACTTTAGTAATAATAGTAGGATTATCGCTGCTGCTACGACTGGTCAGTCAATTCGTGGTCTATCTATCAACTTACTTTACTTAGACGAGTTTGCTTTCGTAGAAAGAGCTGCTGAGTTTTACACTTCAACTTATCCTGTTATATCTTCAGGTACTGACACGAAGATTATCGTGACATCTACGGCAAATGGTATTGGTAATACCTTTCATAAGATATGGGAAGGGTCAATACAAGGAGTCAACGAATACAGTAACTTTAGAGTTGATTGGCACGACGTCCCGGGAAGAGATGAAGAATGGAAACAACAAACTATAAACAACACTTCTCAGGTGCAGTTTGATCAAGAATTTGGAAATACATTTTTTGGTACCGGTAACACTTTAATTAACGCTCAAACTCTTTTAGACTTAAGAGCTTCGCAACCAGCTAAAATTATGGAAAACGGAGACATGCTTATCTATAAAGAGACCGTAAAGAACCACGATTACGTACTAGTAGCAGACGTTGCTAAGGGAAGAGGACAGGACTATTCTACATTTTCTTTAATCGATATTAGCACAAGACCTTTTGAACAGGTAGCTGTTTATCGCAACAACACTATCTCTCCATTACTCTTCCCTAATATTATATATAAGTACGCAAATGTCTACAACAAAGCATATTGTATCATTGAATCGAACGATCAAGGATCTGTAGTTTGTAATGGTTTATATTATGACTTAGAATACGAGAACGTGCACGTTGAGTCTGCAGTTAAAGCTAACGCTGTAGGAATAGAAATCAATCGTAAGTCAAAAAGACTAGGTTGTTCTGCTTTAAAAGACTTAATGGAAAATAATAAGATACGAGTTGTCGACGAGCAAACGATACTTGAAATATCAACGTTCGAAGCAAAGGGACAGACTTATGAAGCTTCTACTGGAAATCATGACGACTTAGTTATGAACTTAGTATTGTTTGGCTATTTTGTATCATCTGCATATTTTGCTAACTTAACTGACATAAACATTAAAGACATGATATTTAATCAAAAATTAAAAGCGATTGAAGAAGACATCGTACCATTTGGATTTATAGACGACGGTAGTGATCAAATAAAAAAGATAGAGATAGAAGATAACCCGCGGCAGCAGTGGCAAATAGAATACGATAGAGATTTGTAAACATATAAATAATGGTAACAATTGAATATTCGTATAATGTTAACCGTATAATAATCAACTGAAAAGGAAAAGAAGATGGCACTCTCTACACCCTCAGAATCACCCGCGGTTGTTGTCAAAGAAATAGACTTGACTGGTGGCGTGCCTAATGTCCAGTCAACTACAGGCGCAACTGTTGTAAATTCAAGGTGGGGTCCGGTGGATGAACGAGTACTAGTCTCAAACGAGGCTGACTTCGTAGAAAAATTTGGTTCACCTGATGCCACAACGACATTTTCGTTCCATAGAGCCAACATGTTCTTAAAATATTCTAACAAACTTCAAGTTGTAAGAATTATAGACGGAACGGCTAAAAATGCTACATCAACTACAAGGCAAACAGGTGGAATCACTGCAGCGTCTTTAGGAGAAGTAGTTAAGAACGAAGCAAATTTTAATTCACAAGAATCTGCATTAGATTCAGATAAACATACTTTCGTTGCAAAGTACCCCGGAGCTTTAGGAAACAGCTTAAGAGTTTCTTTTTGCCCGTATTCTGCTGGCGATTCAGCATTTAATTCTTGGACTTACAAAGGAGAATTCGACGCAGCTCCTGGGACTTCAAGCTTTGCTACAAAAAAAGTAGCCACTAATGACGAAATACACGCAGTAGTGGTCGATAACAGTGGTCTCTTTACTGGAACTAAAGGCACAATTCTAGAAAGATACGCGTTCGCTTCAGTAGGAAAAAATGCTAAAGATGACGCAGGTTCAAATATTTTTATCAAAGACTTACTAAACGAAACTTCAGAATACGTTTGGATGATAGATTTTGATTCAGATATGTTAAGTACTCTCGGAAGTACAGTAGCTGCTGGTACTGATATAGACAGCGGAGACAACTTTGCTAAGGTTACTGGAACTACAAATACAGCGATCAACTATGATTTTGACTCAGGAGTAAACGTTAGTTCGTTAAGCGACAGTCAAGTTCAAGCTGGTTATGATTTCTTTCAAGACAAAGATCAAGTTGAGATAGACTTTTTACTAGCGCCAGGGTCAACTACTAGAACTAGTATGACAGCTATAACAAATCACTTGATAACTATGGCTCAAAGTACTAGAAAAGACTGTGTTGTAGTAGCATCACCCGCAAGAAACGACGTTGTTAACGTTAATAGTGCTTCAACAGTAACTACAAACATTGTAGCTACAGCTGATACTCTTACAAAGTCGTCATATCTCTTCATGGACGGTAACTTCATAAAAGTATTTGATAAGTTTAACGATCAATTTATCGAAATACCAGCTTCTTCATCAACAGCTGGAATCATGGCAGCCACCGACTTAAACAGAGCTCCTTGGTTCTCGCCGGCAGGTTCTCGAAGAGGTCAGTATCTTGGAATTACTTCAATTTCGTATTCACCGACAAAAGCTCAAAGAGATACACTCTATAAAGCTAGTGTGAATCCAATTGCAAATATCCCAGGAGCTGGAGTAATACTATTTGGCGATAAGACAAAACTCGCAAGACCTTCTGCATTTGATAGAATTAACGTAAGAAGATTATTCTTAGTTCTCGAAAGAGCAATATCAAGAGCAGCAGAGCAGGTACTCTTTGAATTCAACGATGAATTTACAAGAGCAGAGTTCGTTAATATTGTCGAACCAGTATTAAGAGAAGTCAAAGGTAGACGCGGTATTACAGATTTTAGAGTTGTTGCAGATGAAACTAATAACACACCTGCAGTAATCGACAGAAATGAATTTATCGCAAGTATCTTCATCAAGCCTGCACGTTCAATTAACTATGTCACTCTTAACTTTGTGGCAGTAAGAACTGGTGTCGACTTTGAAGAAGTCGTCGGTACAGTTTAAGGAGGTTTAAATGGCAGTATTAGGCGTAGATGATTTTAAATCAAAGCTAAGAGGCGGCGGGGCTAGACCTAACCTCTTCAAGGCTACAATCAATTTCCCCGGTTATGCTAACGGAGACGCGGAACTGACATCTTTCCTCTGTGAAACAGCTCAGTTACCAGGGTCAACGTTAGGCCAAATTATCGTACCTTTTAGAGGCAGACAATTAAAGATGGCCGGAGATAGAACGTTCGACGTATGGACAGTTACAATAATCAATGATACAGATTTTGCTATCAGAAATCCAATGGAAAGATGGATGAACGGTATGAACGCACACAGTGCAAATACTGGTCTTACAACTCCAGTGGCATACGAAGCAGATCTTTTCGTTGAACAGCTCGATAGGTCAGGCGATGTTCTCAAGAAGTATACGTTTAGAGGTTCATATCCTCAAGATATGTCACCAATAGATCTAAACTATGCTACTAACGATGAGATCGAAAGATTCACCGTAAGCTTTGCCTATCAGTATTATGAGACTGACACTACGACGTAAGTAATAAATAGTAGGAGAGCGAGAGCTCTCCTAACTATAAAGGATTAAGAATGGCAGAAACTACAAACTCTTTTAAATTATTTGGTTTTGAAATATCAAGAGCTAAAGATAATAAGTCCATAAAATCTGTAGTACCACCTAGAGATGACGATGGAGCTGGATACGTAACAGCTACTACACCAGGGTATGGTGGTTATGGTGGAGGTCACTACGGAACCTATATGAATATGGAAGGTGATGATTCCAAAGATAACGCTCAACTTATCTTAAAGTACCGCGGATCAGCAATGCATCCAGAAGCTGATGCGGCGATAGAAGATATAGTTAATGAAGCTATTACAGCAAGCGATACAAAACCATGCGTAATGGTTAACACTGACAACGTCAAAGTCAGTTCTAGTATTAAAAAGCAAATTGCTGAAGAATTCGATAAAATATATAACATGTTAAATTTTAAAGAACTCGGTCACGATATCTTTAGAAGATGGTATGTCGACGGCAGGTTATATCATCATCTCATAGTTGATGAGAATAATCCTAAAGAAGGTATTCAAGAGATACGATACATCGACGCGATGAAGATAAGAAAAGTAAAGCAAGTTAAGAAAGAGACCGATAAAGTTACTGGTGCTAAAGTAGTTAAAAAAGTTGATGAATTTTACATTTATCAAGAAAAACCTGGGAGCCAGTCAAACGCAGTAAGAATGTCAGCTGATTCAGTAAGTTACGTAACTTCAGGTTTATTAGACGAAAATAGAAGAAAGATAGTTTCTTACTTACACAAAGCTCTTAAACCAATTACACAATTACGTATGATGGAAGATTCATTAGTAATATACAGATTGGCAAGAGCACCAGAAAGAAGAATGTTTTATATTGACGTAGGTAACTTACCAAGAGGTAAAGCCGAACAATATATGAAAGATATTATGGCCAAGTATCGTAACAAACTCGTTTACGACGCAAAGACAGGCGAGATTAGAGATGATCGTAAACACATGTCAATGTTAGAAGATTTTTGGCTACCGCGAAGAGAGGGTGGACGTGGCACGGAAATATCTACATTACCCGGTGGAGAAAACTTAGGACAAATAGAAGATATTATATACTTCCAAAAAAGATTATATAGATCTTTAAATGTTCCTATGAACAGATTAGAACAAGAACAGCAGTTCTCATTAGGCAGAGCTACTGAAATTAGTCGTGATGAACTTAAGTTTCAAAAGTTTATCGATCGATTAAGAAATAGATTCTCAATCTTATTTTATGAGATTCTTAAAAAACAATTGATACTTAAGAATATTATAACAGAAGAAGATTGGAACGAGTGGAAACATGATTTAAATGTTGACTACTTAAGAGATAACCACTTTGCAGAGTTAAAAGAAGCTGAGCTATTAAGAGAAAAGATACAAACATTGGATCAAATCTCTAACTACGTTGGCGAGTATTTCTCTAAACAGTGGGTACAGAAAAACGTACTTCTATTTAGCGACGACGAAATAGATAACATGAATAAAGATATAGAAGCTGCTCAAGCGGCAGATGAACCAAATCAAGGAGATTTACAGTGAGTGAAAATTTAAAGCAAATGCCAGATAATGTTGATACTATTGAAGATTTAGTAAAGCATTCTCTGGATAAAGATTACAATAAAGCAAATGAAATATTTGGAAACATTATGTCAGTTAAGATGAATGATATATTAGATCAAACTAAAGCT